TGACATAATGGGTGGTTACCTGCTCGTTACCGAGCAATCCATCGAGGCTGTGCAGCCATTCACTTGCCGCGTGCTGGATGAGGCAGGACAGCAGGCGTTGGCCCGGGCGCATCGGGAGCTTTTGCAGGCAGCCGCCGCCCACCCGGTGGGAACCGAAGTGGCTTGCTGCTATGGGTTGGATATGCAGCCCCTGAGTAAGATCATCATCAGCGGGCAGCAAGGGCGGGTGCGCATCCCGGACCAGGACGTGCCCTACATAGCGGCGCACACCCACCCTAGCGGTTTGACATTCTCGCCGTCCGATATCCGCCGGTTTGCCCTACGGGAGAATATGCGGATGCTGACGGCAGTGGGCAATGACGGGATCGTGTATGCAATCGAGAAAACGGCACAGTTTGACCGGAGCGGTCTGCTTGCCCTGTTCCGCGATTCTGAGATCCGCCTGGCCGCAGCGAAAGACCCGAAAGAACTCCAGGAAATCATGCAGCAACTTTTGAAGGAGGCAAAACAGTATGGCGCGAACTTTTACGCCGGAAGAGATCGCTGAGATGAAAGCCTTCTTGCGGGCGCACCCTCCCGACCCGGCTTACGATGAGGAGGATGAATTGTTCGACGGAAAACTTCCGCCGGAGGAATTCAAAGCCCGCTGCGTCCGGGATATTCTGAAAAACCTGGGCGAGCTGCCCACATCCAACAACTGAACACCCAAAGCACGATGCAGAACCGCACCGTGCTTTTTTCATGCCTGTTTGCCCTGCATGAGGGGTGGGCGGGCACTTTTTATACCAATTTTTGCCCGGCATGGCGTAAAACTGTACAGCCAAAGCGGATGCGACCCGCGTAAATAAAAGCGCAGGCAGAAAGGACACAACATGAAACGCGAAGACGTAAAGAAGCAGATCCCCAACATCACCGATGAGCAGCTGGACTGGCTGATGGGCGAAAACGGCAGGGATATCACCGCCGAAAAGACCAAAGCCACCAACCTGCAGATCCAGGTGAATGGCCTGACCACCCAGCTGAACACCGCCAAAGACAGCCTGAAAGCCTTTGAAGGCGTGGACGTGGCCGACCTGAAAGGCCAGATCACCAAGCTTCAGGGCCAGCTGGCCGATCAGGCCGACAGTTTTGCCTTTGATTCCGCTTTGGATGGTGCCATCCGCGATGCCCACGGGCGCGATGTAAAGGCCATCCGCGGTATGTTGGACGTGGATGCACTGAAAGTCAGCAAGGACCGCACCAGCGATATCCAGGCCGCGCTGGATGCCCTGGCCAAGGAAAAAGCCTGGGCCTTTGATGCCGCCCCCGGCGGCTACCCCAACGTCCGCGACGGCGGCGACCCGAACAAAACCCCAACCGGTTCCACTCGCGAGCAGTTCGCGGAGTGGTTCAACGAAGTCATGAAGTAAAGGAGCAAAAGTATGGCATCTATTGATATCAACCGCACGACTACTATTTCCCTGCCGGGCAGCGTGTCCAGCGAAATTTTGCAGAAAGCCCAGGAATCCAGCGCCGTCATGGCACTGGCCCGGAAGATTCCGCTGCCCGGCCTGGGCGTAACCATCCCCGTTATCACCGGCGACCCCGAAGCGGGCTGGGTCGGTGAGACCGAGAAAAAGCCGGTCAAGCGCGGCACTCTGGCCACCAAGCAGATGCAGCCCTACACCCTGGCCGTCATCGTACCGTTTTCCAACCAGTTCCGCCGCGATGTGCCCGCCCTGTATGATCAGCTGGTGCAGCGTCTGCCCGGCGCTCTGGCCAAAAAGTTTGACCAGACCGTGTTCGGAGCGGTGAAAGCCCCCGGCTCCAACTTCGACACCCTGAAAGCCTGCACGGCCCAGAGCATCCTGACCAATGCCTACGGCGGTCTGGTTGCCGCCGATGCAGACATCGCCGCCCATGACGGCATTCTGAACGGCTGGGTGCTGGCCCCGCAGGGCAAGGCCATCCTGCTGAACGCGGTGGACGGCAATAAGCGTCCCCTGTTCATCAACAGCGTGGCCGAAGGCGCAGTGCCCATGATTCTGGGCGCGCAGGTGCGCCAGAGCAAGGGGGCCTACACGGCCAACACGGCCAGCGATGCCGCCGTTGTCGGCTTTGCGGGCGACTGGAGCCAGGCTGTATACGGCACCGTGGAGGGCGTGCAGATCGCCATTTCCGACCAGGCCACCCTGACCGACGGTTCCACCACCATCAACCTGTTTGAACAGAACATGTTCGCCGTGCGCGCCGAGATCGAAGTCGGCTTCCGCTGCGACACCACGGTGTTCAACAAGCTGACCGGCGCAGCCAAAACGGGGTCCTGATCATGATTGAATTCCAGGACCGCCTGACCGGCACCCTGATGGCCGTTGCCCCGGAACGGGAAGCTGAATATCTGGCGGCAGGGCATACCCGCGTAGATGCCCCGGCGGCCGTCCCCGCCAGGCAGACCGCCGAAGAGCCCGCTGAAGAGCCCGCCGCCAAGCAGACCGCCGAAGAGCCCGCCGAAGAGCCCACCGCCCCCGCCGCCAAGCAGACCGCCGCCCCGGCCCCGAAGAAGAAAGCCGCCGCCAGGAAATGAGGTGATGGCAATGGTCTATGCAACCGTGGAAGAGGTCGAAGCCGGTTTCCGCACGCTGAGCGATGACGAAAAGACGCTCTGCAGCGCCCTGCTGGCCGAAGCCGGCATTGTCATCGACGCATACAGCCAGGACGCCCCGTTTGAGCGCAAACAGCTGGTATCCTGCCGCATGGTGCGCCGCCAACTGGACGCGGGCCCCGGCGGGCAGGGCGCCGCCATGTACCCAATGGGCGCCACCCAGGCGTCCGCATCGGCGCTGGGCTACCAGCAGAGCTGGACGGTGTCCGGCGGCTCGGTCGGAGAGCTGTACCTTTCCAAGCTGGAAAAGAAGCTGCTGGGCGTGGGCAGCAGACTGGGCGCACACAGCCCGCTGGAGGACTTATGCTGAAGGGTATCAACATCATCCTGTACGAAAAGACCAAGACCGGCGAGGACGCTTTCCACGCGCCGATCTACACTGAAACACCAGTCACTGTACACAACGTGTTGGTGGGCGAACCTGCTACGGAGGACATCGTCAACGATCTGCAGCTCTACGGCAGGCGGCTGGCCTATACGCTGGCTCTGCCCAAGGGAGACACACACGATTGGCACAACGTGACGGTGGAATTCTGGGGCCAGAAATTCCGCACCTACGGGGATGTGGTGCAGGGCATTGAGAACCTGATCCCGCTGTGCTGGAACAAGAAAGTCAAGGTGGAACGGTATGAGTAAAGTCAAGATCGTGCTGAACCGCGCCGGGGTGCGGGAACTGCTCCGTTCCCCCGAAATGGCCGCCATGCTCAAAGAGCGGGCGGATTCCATCAAGGACAGCCTGCCGGACGGCTATGTCTCCCGTATAATGCCCACCCGCGCTATTGCCGTTGTGGAAACCGCCACGGAAGAAGCCTATGCCGATAACCTCCATCACAACACCCTGCTAAAGAAGGTGCACGAATGATTGAAACCGAGGTGCTGAATGTACTGACCGCCGCCCTTGCCCCGGTGCCGGTATCCCCGGAGGTTCCCTCCCCCATGCCCGGCACCTTTGTTGTGTTGGAAAAAATCGGTACATCCCGCACGGACCAAATTACCACTTCCACCTTCGCCGTGCAGAGCTGGGCCCTTACCATACTGGATGCCGCCAAGCTCAATGAACAGGCCAAAGCCGCCATGGATGCCCTGCCCGCCCGGCAGGGCATTGGTTCGGCCCACCTGGAAAACGACTATAACTTTACCGATACCGCCACGCACCGATACCGCTATCAGGCAGTGTACCGCGTTGTGCATGGCGCAATTTGAAAGGAGAATCTCTATGCAGAATGCCGCCTTAGTCGGCGTGGCAAAGCCTGCAGCCGGTGGTGCCGTGTACCGTGCGCCGCTGGGCACTGCACTGCCCACCTCCACTGATGCAGAGCTGAACGAAGCGTTCAAGTCGTTGGGTTACATCAGCGATGCCGGCTTGACAAACTCTAACTCCCCAAAAACCGAACAGGTCAAAGCCTGGGGTGGAGATACCGTTAAAACCATCCAGAAAGAAAAGCCGGATACCTTCAAGTTTACCCTGATCGAAGCGCTGAACGAGGAAGTTCTCAAATCTTCCTATGGTTCGGACAATGTTTCTGGTACTGTCGCAGCTGGGCTGACCGTCAAAGCCAGCAGCCGTGAGATTCCCAATAGCGCATGGGTGGTGGATACCATCGTCAACAATGCCAACAAACGCATTGTCATCCCCGATGCCGGTATTTCCGAAATGGAAGATATCGTTTATTCGGACAGCAAGGCCCTGGGCTATGGCATTACCCTGGCCGCCGTTCCGGACACCAGCGGCAACACCCACTATGAATACATCAAGGAGGCCTGACCATGCTGAAAGGCACAACCCGATCCGGTTTTGCATTTGAAATTCCGGATGCCCGCTGCCGCAATATGGAGCTGGTAGATGCTCTGGCTGCCGTGGACCACGGAAACCTGAACGAGCTGCCCACCGCGCTGGATCTGCTGTTTGACAAGCCGCAGAAAAAAGCCCTGTACGACCATCTGCGCGCTGCTGACGGCACGGTGCCGATTGAAGCCGTGATTGCCGAACTAAGCGATATCTTCAATGCAAACCAAGAAGGAAAAAACTCCTCATCCTCGCCGGAATGATTGCAGACGGCGAGGATGAATTGATTTGTGACCTGGCCGAAACCTACCGGATCCTGCATTACCGTACCATTGCGCCGCCCCTGCTGGCCACCCTGGCAGCGGGCCTGCGTGAAGATTCCCGCATCCGCAAGAAGCAGTCCGGCGTAAAGACCGATACCGGCACCCTTTTGCTGGGGGCTGCCGTTGACCGCCTAACTGCCCTGTGCAGCGGCTTTGGGGATGGCAGCCTGCCAACCCCTGTTATGGATGCCCTGACCGGCAGAGCGGCGCCGCCAAACAAGGTACAATCCTTTGCCAGCGGCGCTGCGTTTGATGCGGCCTGGCACAAAAACAACGGGAAGGTGAACTGATGGCAACCGAACTTGCAAAAGCCTATGTGGGGATCATTCCCTCTGCCGAAGGCATTACCGGCAACCTTGCAAAAGTGCTGGAACCGGAAGCCGAAAGCGCCGGTGAAAAATCCGGCGCATCTTTGGGCGGCCGCCTTGTCAGCACCCTGAAAGGTGTTATGGCAACCGCTGCCCTGGGTAAGGCCCTGACCGATACCCTGACGGAGGGCGGTGCGCTGGAGCAGAGCCTGGGCGGTGTGGAAACCCTGTTCAAGGGTAACGCCGATACCATCAAGGCTTATGCGCAGAATGCATGGCAGACGGCGGGGCTTTCGGCCAATGCCTACATGGAAACTGTGACCGGGTTTTCGGCCAGCCTGCTGCAAGGCCTGGGCGGCGATACCGCAACAGCCGCCGAAGTGGCCAACATGGCCCTGACTGATATGTCGGACAACGCCAACAAGATGGGCACCGATATGTCCGCCATCCAGTACGCATACCAGGGTTTCGCCAAACAGAACTATACGATGTTGGACAACTTAAAACTCGGCTACGGCGGCACCAAGAGTGAAATGCAGCGCCTGCTGGCGGATGCCCAAAAAATCACCGGTGTCAAGTACGATCTGGATAACCTGGCCGATGTGTACACCGCCATCCATGTAATTCAGGGAGGTGTGGATGAGCTGAACGGCGGCCTGGGCGATGTGAACAAGGGCCTTGGCATTACCGGCACCACCGCGCTGGAAGCATCCACCACGCTGGCCGGTTCCTTTGCGGCCATGCAGGCCAGTTTAAAAAACGTGCTGGGTGCGCTGACCCTTGGGCAGGACCTGCAGCCGTCCCTGGACGCACTGGCCCAGTCGGTGGTCACATTCCTGGCCGGAAACCTGCTGCCGGATATCTGGAACATTCTGTCCGCCCTGCCCGGCGCGCTGGTGACCTTTATCCAGGCTCTTGCCCAGACCCTGCTGGACGGGTTTGGCACCTCGTTCTCCGGCGGCTTTCCTCAAATCATTGAAAGCGGCACTGCCCTTGTCAGCAATCTGGTGCAGGGAATTACCGCAAACGCCGGGCAGATGATGGAATCTGCGTCTGTATCACTGAGCGCATTCCTTGCACAGATCGTGGCAGATCTGCCGCAGATCATCACATCAGGCGGGCAGATGTTACTCAGCCTTGTGCAGGGGTTACTTGCCATGTTGCCTTCCATCATCCGCAGTGCGGCCACCGTAATTGCTACCCTGCTGCAAGCCATTGTTACCCACCTGCCTGAAATCATCGCGGCAGGCTTCAACCTTGTGATCAATTTGGTACAGGGCATCGGGAACGCCTCGCCGGATATCATCCGCGCTGCAGGGGACGCCTGCCGCACCCTTTGGGACGCTGTCAAAAACGTGGACTGGGTGCAGCTGGGCAAAGACATTATCAACGGCTTAATCAACGGCATTGGTGCTATGGGCAGCGCGCTGAAAGATGCTGCCCGGAGCATTGCTTCCAGCGCGCTGGATACTATCAAGGACTTTTTCGGCATTGCATCCCCTTCCCGCGTGATGCGGGACGAAGTGGGCCGCTACATTCCGGCGGGCCTTGCCCTTGGCATCCGGCAGAACGCCGGGGATGTTGCACAGGCCATGGATGAGCTTTCGGATCTATCCACCGGCTCTTTGCAGAGTAACGTTCGGCTTGCGTTGACAGCATCGGGCAGCGTGGCAAGCACCCCGTCTGGCCGGGAAATTGTCGATTTCACGCCCGTACTGGCCGTGCTGAACAACATCCTTGCTGAGCTGCATAACAGCAGCGGCGACATTGTCATTGGTGACGACGTGATCTATCGCAGCTTCAACCGCGCGCGGCAGTCACAATCCATCATGCTGGGGGGTGCCTACTGATGCTCAAACGCACATCCCTCTTGCAAATCGACGGCCATTCCCTGCCGGTTCCCACCGGCTCCCCCACCATCAAGTTTTCGGACGTTGAGAGCAGTGACAGCGGCGCCGACGAGATGGGCGTCTACCATCGTGAGGTGCTGCGCTATGGCGTGCTGACCGCCTCGCTGGAATATTCCTACCTCGATAACGCCGACTGTTCCTACCTACTCGGACTGCTGCAAAATAAGACCACATTCCAGTTTACCTGCCCTGTGGCTAGCGATTCCACGGATGTGACCCAGACCATCACCCGCACCTGCTACTGCTCCAACTACGGGGCGGCCCTGCAGCGGCTGAAAGCCGGTGTTTGGCGGGACATGGATCTGGAAATCAAAGAATGTTAAAGAGGTGCCTGAATGGTTAAGAACATCCTGGTGCTGGATGACGGCACTGAGATTGCCGCCGGTACCGTTGGTCAGAACGCTATCCGTTCCCTGACTTGCACCGAAACCGTATCCAAAACCACCGACCTATGTCCCGGCGCAGCCTGCTCCAATAAGCTGGAAATCACAATCTGGGTGGAGCCGGGAACCGATCTGCCGATTACATCCGGAACCCGGCTGACCCACTACCGGGAGACATCCGGCCAGCGCACCCTGGCGGGCACCTACTGGGCCGTTAAGCCTACCAGCCAGACCCGCAACACCTACAAAATCTACGACTATGACGCAGTCTCCCTGCTTGATGGCGTACAGTCTACCTGGCTGCGATCCATCCAGGATCAGTTCCCGATGACATTGTGGAAATTCGCCGGGCTGGTAGCACAGCGGTGCGGCGTAACCATTGTCAACAGCTCCCTGCCCCGCAATGGAACCTATTTGGTGCAGGCCTTTTATGCCGATAATCTGACCGGCCGCCAGCTGCTTGCCTGGGTGGCCGAAGCGTCCTGTACCTTTTTGCGGGCCACATCGGACGGGAAAATCGAATTTGCCTGGTACACAGATTACAGTACATCGCAGAGCATCGGGCCAACCGTATACATAAGGGACGGCCTGTCGCATGACAAGTTTCAGACCGCTCCAGTCGTCAAAGTACAGATCCGGCAGAGCGATGACGACGTGGGTGTGCTGTATCCGTCCGATGAGAGCGGATCAAACGCCTTGATTATTCAGGGCAACCTGCTGCTGACATCCGCCACTGCGGAGGCGCTGAAGCCGGTCGCGCAGGCAATATTCGAAACGATGCAGGGCGTGACCTACACACCACTCAAAGTAACTGTCCCGGCGGATTTTCCCCTGCCCGCGCCTGGAAACATTGTATCTGTCACTGATGCCCGCGGAAACGTGCTGAGTTCCTATATCATGAACCGGACAATATCCGGTCAGCAGGTCACGCTGGAATCCACCGGCAACGCCACACGGGACGGAACCGCCGCCGTAAATGAGCAGAGCTACAAAAACCTGACCGGCAAGATGCTTGAGATCAAGACCAGCGTGGACGGCCTGGAAGTAAAGGCCAGCGACCTGACCGGCA